AAAAAGAAGAGATTGTCATCAGAAGGTATGACAACCAAAGAGAAGATGATGGCTAGAAAAAGAAAGCTTGAATCTAAAGGTAATGGCGGTGGTTTAATATTCCCAAAAGAGGGTATACTCAGAGTAAGAATGAAATCCCCAGGTGATGATCAAGAACTTGGCTTAGAGATAGTTCATTTCTATCTTGGTGGTAATATAGGTGGTATAATATCACCAGCTACTTTTAACGAGCCCTGTCCAATTATGGAGAAGTATCAGGAATTAAAAAATTCAAAAGATCCTGATGATAAAGAGTTAGCCAAAAAACTGGTACCTCGTAGAAGATACGTTATAGGTGGTGTGGTATACTCTGATGAAAAGGGTAAACAAGTAGACTACGATGGTAAAGACAAAGGTATAATGATACCAGCTTCTGTATATCAGGATATTGTTGACCTTTATTTGGATGAGGATGATGCAGGTGATATGACTGACCCTATAAATGGATACGATATAAAAATAATAAGGACTGGTTCTGGTAAGTTAGATACAACATATTCTGCAAGGAATTGTAATAAATCAGTATTACCAAAAGAGTATCGCGGTAACATAGACCTCGAATCCATTGTACGATCACAGATAAAGTCTTACGACGAGTTACAGGATATACTTAATAATTATCTTAATGAGTCTCATGACGATATGGATGATGACAATGTTGAAAAGAAGGTTAAGGTTAAGGTTAAGGATAAGAAAAAGAAGAAGTTTAAATCAGATATCTAATTATTTAACTTAAAATACTTTCTCTATTATTGGAAGGCTGGTTACTACTTCTAGAGAGTAATCAGCCTTTTTTATTTTAAATAAGTTAATCATTATGTCAAAACAAAACAGAAGTGGTATTAAAGTACCAACTAAGAATGAGTTGTTAAAGAGGTACGGTGGAATTATAAAAATGGCTTCTGATACAGTTGACCAGAATTTATGGTTACCTTCAACTTGTTTTGCATTAAACCACCAATGGGGTGGAGGTATACCCTTTGGTAAAATAGTTGAAGTAGCTGGTGAGGAGTCTTCTGGTAAATCACTGATAGCATATAATTTCGCATATAGTTGTCAACAATTGGGTGGACATGTTATATGGGTTGATGCAGAACAATCTTGGATGAATTCCTGGGCTGAATCAAACGGTGTTGACCCTACTAAGGTTACAGTAGTTAATGATACAAGGATAGAGTATGTATCAGATATTGTAGCTGACTTAGCTATTTATTACAGATCACAGTTAACTCATAATGAACCCATCTTATTGGTAGTAGATTCTATAGCAGCTATGGATTGTTCAGATAATATAGATGCTAAAATGGTAGAAGGTAAAGCTGAGATGGGTGGTAGAGCTAAAGCTCTATATAAATACTTTAGAATAAGGAATGAATTGTTTTACAGACTCGGGATTACTCAAATCTATATCAACCAAGTACGCACTGCCCTTAATGTCGGTTTCGGTAAAGATAATACTACAACAACTGGAGGAGCAGCTCTTAAGTTCTGGGCTTCAATTAGGGTTGCCTTTTTTGCAGGTAAAAGTATTACAGTTAAGTCTAAAGGAGGTGAACGAAAGGCTGGAAAATTGGTTACAATCCGAGTACTTAAAAACAAAGTCGCACCGCCTAAGCCTACTATATCAAAATGTCCTGTATACTTTAACCCTAAGTTACACTCAGTCGGGTTTGATAGATATTACTATCTCGATGAGGTGTTTGTTGAAGAAGAGGTTATCGAGAAATGCAATGGCGGCATATTTAAGTACAAAGGAGAGAAAATTGCTAGAGGAGAGGATAATTTCAGGGAGCTCATCGAATCTGATGATGATCTTAGACGAAAGTTACTTAAAAGAGCTGGAATTAACACTATAGGTTTAACTAGAAAGAAATTAGAGGCTATTTCTGTAAACCTATTTCCTGTAGAAGGTATAGAGTATGAATCATTTAATAACGAGGATGATAACGATGAACCATAAACAAGTAGGTGGAAACCATTATAAAATATTCGATATGGAACCAGTATTCATAATCGCACATTATAAACTCAACTGGTTCCAGGGTGAGATACTTAAATATATCTCAAGGTTTAGGAATAAAAATGGTAAACAGGATTTAGATAAAGCTTTGTCTATATCAGATATAGCTTTAAGATTTGATAATAACAACTCATTGCCAGTAACATATAAGAGTTTAGATAGTATATTAAAGATATATGTAAAACAGTTTGAACAGTATTTTAATGAGAGTATAAGTTATTCATACTTTACTGAGGCTGTGTTAGCTATTCTAAACGAGGATTATCGTAATTTAAATATTAGGATTTTACCAAACCTTATTTATTGTGAATATGGAGATGACGAATTATGAAATATGTTTACTACTATATATGGTATCAAATGTGATACTATTGATAGCTATAGTAATAACACTGTATAGAACTAAAACATCTGATAGAAATGAGGACCAGGAATAAACCTTTAGTACTACTAATTGATGGTGAGAACTTATTACACAGGGCTTTCCATAAATTTGAGAATTTAAAATCAACAGATGGCAAACCTTCAGGGGCAATATTTGGGTTTTTTAAATCACTACACATGTATTTAGTAAGATTCAACCCCTTTAAGGTAGTTATATCATTTGATAATGGGCATTCTAAATATCGTACAAAGATATTGCCAAACTATAAAGGCCATAGAAAGAACATATCATATGATTATGAGTCCTTACAGGAGCAGAAATCTGAGATTATTCGTATTTTACGTATGTTAAGGATACCATATATCTATGATAAATTGAGAATATCAAATTATGAAGGGGATGATTTTCTAGCATATCTATATTTAAGAACTAGAGGAGAATTTAAATATCTACTTATTTCTTCAGATAAAGATTTTAATCAATTACTAGGAGTAGACCTTAAGATATACAATCCAAGTAAGGATAGGATAATTACACATTTAAATTGTAAGGATATTTTTAATTATTCCCCTGGTGAATGTGTACAATATCTATCATTGGTTGGTGATGATTCAGATGATATCCCTGGTTTAAGAGGTTATGGCCCAGTTAAAACAAGAAAATTTTTAGATAAATATGTGAATATAGAAGGTGCTTTGGATAAGGGTAGTGACTATCCTAAAAAAGATAGGGGTTTACTTAGGTATGTAATGGAGAGGAATCGTAAGTTAATAGATTTACGATGGTTTATTAAAAAACACCCAAGACCTAAGATTAGTAACCTATTGAAAATATACAATAAAAAGAAGATACAAGAAGATAGATTTAGAAGGAAATGTATAGAGTACTCACTTAATTCTATGTTGACTATTGAATTTATGAAACCATTTAAAGAATTATTAGAATATGAAAGTAAAGCCAAGCCCAAAGCATAGAAGGATCATGATCTCAGGTCCATCTGGTATAGGTAAAACAACTTTAGCCAAGGAGTTATGTGATTATCTATCAGAAACTTATTATTTGTCTATGTATAGTGATGAAATATTTAGATCAGGGTCCATGTCTGACTTATTACCTGCTACTAAAGATATAAGTCACAGTGACATGTTGTCTAAAGATAGCCATGATTTATACTTAGAGGATTTTCAATTACTCCAGAAACGTAAGCAATTATATAGTGTTGGTGGTAAAGATGTAATATTTGTATCTGATCGTAGTTACCTTGATAATGCAGCTTATTTTATCTTAAAACAGTCAGTACATGAACCGGCTTGTGAAATAGAAAATTTCTTAGGTATATGTCAAAGACTTTTATTAGAACAATGTGATTTATTAGTTGTTTTACCCCTACTACCATCTAATGTACACGATTGGGTAACAGAGTCTAATAACAAAAGGATAACTAGCAATTATTTCCAATTACATGTATCACAACTAATGTTAACAGCTTTAGATCTAATGGGTTATGTAGAGGAATACGATACTACGATAATAAATCAGTCTATATTCCCTAGTAGAAATATCTTTAGCAGTGTACCATTCAGATACGGTAAGATAAAAACAAAAATAGGTGACTTAGATACCCTCATAATACCAAGTTTAAATAATACAGAGAGGTTACTAACCCTTAAATACTTTATACATAAACATGAAAAAAATAATAGCTTTAGTATTTTCTGATTTGCATCTAAATATATGGCGTAAATTCAACAGTAATAATGAGAGGACCCTGCAGCAATTCAGGGTCCTCCATAGTATGTATGATCTACATAATATTCATAATGTTCCGATCATACATTGTGGTGATTTATTCCATAAGCCTGAAGGTATTGATTCTGAATTATTACACATATTCGATATAAGTACAGATCAATACATGCGTGACTACAATAGAACTTGTGAAAGCTGGCTATACTCTATATCAGGTAACCATGATATGAATACCATTAGTAAGGTAGGTATTAAACCATGGAGTTTAGTAGAGTATGTTAGTAATCATTATAATTTCATAAGTTGTATTGATTATAAGAGTTTGTACTTAGGTAATAAAGTATGGTTACATGGTATACCATATATAGATAATAATACTGGATTATCCGAGTATATAAAGAATAATTTAGAGATCGTAGATGGTTGTAAAAACATTCTCGTGTTACATACTGATTACCCAGGAGCTAAAGATACAGACGGTAGAGTGATAGGTTCAGTTGATAATTTAAACCAGAATGCTTTTAAAGATTTAGATTTAGTATTATGTGGACATATTCATAAACCCCAGCAATTAGGGAAAAAGGTATTTATGATAGGTGCACCTAATCAACAACGTAGAACTGATAAATGTAGTAAACTTGGTTATTGGGAGTTGTATAGTGATTTAACCATGAAATTTATTGAGTTAAAGGGGTTCCCAAAATTTATAGATGTTGAATCTGAAGCAGATATAAAAGATGATGGTAATTATTATACGGTTATTTCAAAGAAAGCTAGTGAAACTAAGATTGTTAAACATAAAATTACTAAGCAATTAAGTAAGAAAACTCTAGCAAGTAGATATATGAGAGCTAAGGGTATAAGAGATAAAGAGAAAAAGGGATTATTGGTTAACATTTTAAATAAATCAGATGGCTTATGTTAAATTTTATGAGGCTTATAGCTGACGGGTTTTGTTCTATAGGGAACTTAGACATGTCACTTAATACAAATACAACAACTATTATTCATGCAGCTAATGGCGGAGGTAAAAGTTCTATATTTTCTGCTTTTATATGGTGTTTATATGGTAAAAATATAAAAGGTATATCAAGTGTAAACACGTGGCAAAGATATAGACCGAAAAATTATTCCGGTACTAAGGTTGAGGTTTATTTTGAGAATAATGGCAAGGTATTTAAAATAATTAGGTGCCAAAACTACACTAAACCGTTAGATGATGGTTCAAAAGGTGGTGATAGGTTATTAGTATATGTGGATGCTGAATTACTTGATATAAAGGGTAAATCCAAGATACAAGAGTATATAGAGAAACAATTAGGTATGTCCTATAATATCTTTATGAATTCTATAATGTTTGGCCAGGGTTTGAAGAGATTGATACAAGAGTCAAATACGGACAAAAAAAAACTTTTCGAAGAAATTTTTGACTTAGGCTTTATTAACAATGCCAGGGATATTGCTTTAGATAGTAGATATGAATATAGTGAAAAGGTTAGCAACATGAACCATAAAAAAGATGGTTTGTTACATGATATAGAAACATTTAATGGTATTTTAAGGGAGTTGTTAGATGAGACTAATAAGAAGATAGATTATTATAACACTACTGTATCAAAACTAAAGAGTTTACGTAAAAAATATAAGGCTGACATATCTAAATTAGAGTATGATGATGAGATTATTGATAATTATACTAAAGAGCTTTCTGAGTTAAGAGCAAGTAAACTATCAATAACTGAATCTACGAAAATAACTGTATATGATCTTATAGATAAACTGTTTATACTTTTGCGTGATAACAATAGTTCTAAAGCTTTTGAATTGATAAACCATTTTCGTGATAAATTCAAGATGCTCGGAAAGGTAAATAAGCGTATAGAAAAAGTTCAAAATAGGCTAACAAAGCTACATGAAGTGAAATCTAAGTATGACGAATTAAGATATAAATTGCATGATGTAAAAGACGATTTGAAAGTGGCTAAAAGTGAATTGGATCGTTTGATAAACAAAGATAAAGAAAGTTTAGTTAGCAAATATCAATCTCAAATTAAGAGATGTAAACATGAACTAAAAACTATAACAGATAATTTAGCGGTCAGCGTGCACACATTAAACAATATAAATTGGGTGGTAGATGACCCTCTCGGAAATAATGGTTTAAAAGCTTACATCTTTGAT